TTGAAATAACAGAAAGCGAGGGAACTGTTAACTAACAGTCATAATGTTGCCATAGTTTTATATTACTATGGCAACAGAAAGCGAGGATAATATGAATATAAATTATAAACAAGTTGAAACACTTAAATCATTTTATGGTGTTAAATTGAGAGGTAACGAAACATTTACCGAGTTGCTTGAAATAGAGAAGAAAAGAAAGAAAAGAAAGAAAAAAGACAATTCTAAAAATGGTGATGTATTTACTAATTGTAGAGATGATACGTGTAAAGCGCCATTATATAATAATACAAGTCAATCAGATACGAGGTATTGTATAGATTGTTTATAACTACATATAGCGTGATATAAGTATCACGCAACAAGTGACATATATGTCACAGTGGGGGCTTGATGATGGGCGGGCCCACCCAAACAAAAAAAAACAATAGAGGTACCAAGTCCATTTCGGAATTTGAACCTTTCTCATTAAGCAATTACCCTTTTTAAAATAGGGGTCCCAATGTTTACCCTTTATAGTCAGATTTGGACGGTTAATGCCGCCAAAACCATTATCAAAAGTAACCCCTTAATCCGCCTTGATTTATACTAAAATAAGGGATAAATTTCTAAAAATTTCAAAAAAATTTTTCAAAATGCAAGTAGACATAGAAAAAATTAAAAAATTACCACCAGATCAAAGAGAAGACTTCATGAAGATGTACTTGAAGCATAACGAGATGACCAAAGTGGATAATGTTCAATCAAAATTTCTAAGTTTCGTAAAGCATATGTGGCCTGAATTTATAGAGGGACCCCATCATAAAATTGTTGCAGAAAAATTTAATTCACTGGCTGAGGGCACATTAAAAAGATTAATTGTGAATATGCCGCCAAGGCATACAAAATCAGAGTTCGCCAGTTCCTTGTTGCCAGCTTGGATGATCGGGCGTAATCCAAAATTAAAAATAATTCAAACGACTCACACAGGGGAACTTGCAATAAGGTTCGGTCGAAAAGCAAAAACACTTATTGACTCTCCTGAATATCAAGAAATTTTTAAAACAAGACTTAGAGAAGATTCGCAAGCTGCAGGAAGGTGGGAAACTGCTCAGGGTGGTGAATACTTCGCAGCTGGTGTTGGTGGAGCGATTACTGGTCGTGGCGCTGATCTTTTAATAATTGACGACCCGCACTCTGAGCAAGATGCCTTAAACATGACCGCTCTCGAGAGAGCGTATGAATGGTATACATCAGGACCACGTCAAAGGTTGCAGCCAGGTGGCGCAATTGTTTGTGTAATGACGAGGTGGAATACAAAAGATTTAACGGGAATGCTATTGCAGCATCAAAAAGAGGCAAAATCGGACCAGTGGGATCTAATAGAGTTTCCAGCGATTATGCCATCAGGTAAACCTGTCTGGCCACAATATTGGAATGCCAAGGAACTGGAAACTGTAAAGGCTTCTCTATCGGTTGGTAAATGGAATGCACAGTGGATGCAGAATCCAACGTCAGAAGAAGGAGCCATTATAAAACGAGAATGGTGGAAGAAGTGGACGGGAGAAAAACTTCCAAAGTTAGAGCACGTCATACAATCGTACGATACTGCATTCATGAAAAAGGAAACGGCGGACTTTTCTGCTATTACCACTTGGGGAGTGTTTCGTGAGAATGAGGACCGACCCGCTAATTTAATTTTAGTAGACTCTTTAAAGGGAAGATACGAGTTTCCAGAATTAAGAAGGAAGGCTCTAGAATCTTACAAGTACTGGCATCCAGAAACTGTTTTGATTGAAGCGAAGGCTTCAGGACTGCCTTTGACCTATGAGTTGAGGAACATGGGAATACCCGTTGTTAACTTTACACCGAGCAAAGGAAATGATAAACATACTCGTGTTAACTCGGTCGCACCACTATTTGAAAGTGGAACGATATGGGCGCCCACAAATAAAAATTTTGCACAGGAAGTAATTGAAGAATGTGCAGCGTTTCCTTATGGAGACAATGACGACTTAGTTGACAGCATGACACAAGCTGTTATGAGATTTAGACAGGGAGGATTAATTCCACATCCTGAAGATTATAAGGACGAGAAAAGACCCCCTAAGAAGTATAAATATTATTGGTAGATTATGGCAAGAAATTTAGAAGAACCAGGTGCAAATTTTAATCAGTTACTAGAGTTATCTTTAAACCTTGAAAACGCAAGAACCTTTGCAGGAACAGTTGCTGATGCATCTACAGAAATGGAACAGTCACCAGATTCTTTTTTAAGACCAGGTGAAACTTTAGAAGACTTTGATGTATCATTTAGAAAACCCAGTGCTGCTGGTGGCAGAGTAGGCTATCAAGAAGGAAAGATAGTACTTCCACAAGCTAAGCCTAAAGAAGCTGTTTTAAAAAATAAAATGGAAGATTTTGAAAGATCTGTGAATCTTGCTGTTATGGGTATAAGAGGTGGTATAGATAAAGATATTATGGTGGATATGTTGCAGAAAAAACAAAATGAAATAGGTGTTTCTAATACTGATGCTAAAAACATTATTCAAAATTTTATGCAAAGATTATCAAGAGGTTTAAAATCTAAAGGTGGCAGAGTAGGTCTTGCAGAAGGAGACACGCCTAGTCAAGCGTGGATGAGAAATAATTTTTTTGAGAGCGGTTATGATGATAAAGGTGTAATTACTTTAGATGATTATATAAATGGCGGACAGGGATGGCGTGATTATATGGAATATGGACCAGGTAAATCGTGACCAAGAAACTAACAACCACAATCCCACCAAAATCAGGTCCAATGCCTCAAGGGTTGAATATTAATGATAATACTGTTAAGAACATATCGGAGAAAATAAATGGCAGAAATAGACAAGTCTTTACCAAACGTAAAGCAAACAATAAACGTACCTAGTCCAGAAGAAGTAGAAGTAGATCAACAGGAAAAACTTATCGAGCAACAAGAAGCTGGTCAACCTGTTGAACAAATTGAAAACGAGGATGGTAGCATTGATATAAATTTTGATCCCAATGCTGTGAATCCTGGACAAGATGCTGGGCACTTTGCCAATTTAGCAGAATTACTTCCAGACAATATTTTAGATCCATTAGGTTCTAAACTTTATCAAGATTTTACAGATTATAAAACTTCAAGAAAAGAATGGGAGCATTCTTACATTAAAGGTTTAGATCTTTTAGGTTTTACTTACGAAGAACCAACAGAACCTTTTAGAGGAGCTTCAGGTGCAACACATCCAGTTCTTGCGGAAGCGGTAACTCAATTTCAATCATTAGCTTACAAAGAATTATTACCTGCAGAAGGTCCAGTTAGAACTCAAATATTAGGAATGCCTAATCCAGATAAAGAAGCTCAGGCGTTGAGAGTTAAACAATTTATGAATTATCAAATTATGGATCAAATGGATGAATATGAAGCAGAATTTGATCAAATGTTATTTTACTTACCACTTGCTGGTTCTGCGTTTAAGAAAATCTATTATGATGAAATAATGCAGAGAGCAGTTTCAAAATTTGTTCCTGCGGATGATTTAGTGGTTCCGTATACAGCTACCTCATTAGATGATGCGGAATCGATCATTCATATCGTTAAAATGTCAGAAAATGAATTAAGAAAACAACAGGTGGGAGGATTCTATAGAGATTTAGAATTGAATCCATCTTTCTTAAGTGAAACAGATGTTGAGAAAAAGGAAAGAGATTTAGAAGGAGTTTCTAAGGGAAGAGACGATAGAATTTATACATTATTAGAATGTCATGTTAATTTAGATTTAGATGGCTTTGAAGATAAAGATGAAACAGGCGAACCTACAGGAATAAAACTTCCTTATCTTGTAACTGTTGAAGATGGTACAAGAAAAATTTTATCTATTAGAAGAAACTATGAAGTAGGGGATGTACTAAAAAAGAAAATTCAATATTTTGTTCACTTTAAATTTTTACCAGGACTTGGTTTTTATGGTTTTGGTTTAATACATATGATTGGTGGACTATCTAGAACAGCAACAGCAG